GTCACAACCTGTGAAGAATGGTCTGCTTTTTTCTCGATGTTCGCTGCGCCGTCGATTTGTGCTGGCTGTAAACCGTCCTGTTTTAGGCGTTTGTAAGCATCCATGTCCTTTGACCACTGTCGTTCTGTGGCCTCAATCCGGTTGTTGTCCTGTTTTCTGGACGGCATAGAAGATGCAGCGAACGATACGCCTGCGATCCTGCAACCAAAACAGCCTTCGACATCAAGCGTTGGATGTACTTCACGATGCTTCATAACTATGAAATATAACTCCCATAACCTGCCGCAGTGAGACTTGATGCTTCGTCGGCAGATACTTCGTGTTCGTGACCACCGTGGTAGGTGATAACGATTGTTGACATATCTGCGGGTTCATTGTCAACGTAAGTACCGTCGTTCAGTTTGTATATGTTGCGTCCACGGGGGTTTGCCCGGTAGTGGCGCAGAAGGTTGTACGCCAAACGTTGCTCCTCTGTGAACGGGATTTCTATGTCGAAATCTGAAAAGTTATGCAGTAAATCTGTTGGTGGTATGAATGTTGCCATTAGGTCACCTCGTATCCTGCGGCTACTAGATCACTTTTTTCTTCTGCGGTCACAAAGTTGTTGTGGCCTCCAAAATAAATTTTGGAAACACGACTGTCGTCCCGTGGGTCTACTGAAGTAAATGTACCGTCGGTAAGTTTGTACAGGTTGAGTCGGCGTTTGCCGGGTTCCATAAAGGAAAACAGTCGCCCTGCTGGTGTTTGATCGTAGTAGCTCGACATCGGGTAATCGGCTTCTGCGGGTGGCCGGAAAATAAAACTTTTCGTGAAGGTGGCTGCGATGTCTGCCCCGGTGCCTGAGCCGGTGGCTGCCCGCCGGGACACTTTGGCTCCGACCGCACTCTGGGTGCCAGCCCCCGAGCCGGTGGCGGTGCGTAAATGTTTTTGCAGTCCGGTCGCTGTCTGTGTTCCTGCGCCAGAGCCGGTAGCAGCGCGTAGAACTTTTCGCAAGCCAGTTGCGCTCGATGCCCCAGTACCTGAACCTGTCGCTGCCCGCAGATGTTTATGGAGGCCGGTGGCTGATGACCCACCAGCTCCTGATCCTGTTGCTGTACGGATTTGGGTGTGGAGTCCTGTGGCGGTGTCGCCGGTGGTTGCCCCGCCTGACCCGGTGGCTGTCCGTAGTTGTTTGTGGACGATTGCGTTGAGCGAGCCACCCGTGCCAGACCCTGTAGCGGTACGAAGTTGTTTATGTAACCCGGTAGCCGTTTGAGTGCCTGCTCCCGAACCTGTTGCGGTACGACTGACAACGGTAAAACCGTTGCCGGTTGCTGATGAGCCACCTGTGCCTGACCCCGTGGCTGTTCTTGAATGAACAGTAAAAGCGACTGTGCCGTCATACTGTACGTCTGACGCATTGTAAGTAACGCTACTGGAGTTATAAGTAGTCATTATCTTTTATGAGGGTTGGCTGGGGAATGTCACCACCGAAGGAACAGGGGTGCCAACTACCGCTGGCAAGTCACGCAACTGCTGACGATATGTTGCCCACTGAGCACGAACATCATCCGACATAACCACATCGGGCTGTTGCGTCCAGTCGCACTCTTTTAAGAACTCATTTCTCCAGAAACGCAATTTGTTCAGGCGGTACTCATCCATGTCGTTAGGCACGACGGCTGGGTGCGGGTCAAGGTTCATGTCCATTACGAGAAGAATCCTGCCAGCCAAAACACATACACAGAAGCGTTATAAATCGTTGACGAACTGTAGTTAGAGTTACCGTTACCATTGATCTCATAGGCACGGAACGTGATAGTTGACGAACTGTAACTGGTAATCGGAAACGCCAACTGGTTATCGCCATCGCTAGACAGCGTGGTTCTTGCACCCACAAACGCAAAGTCAGGGGTGTTACCCAAACCGTGAGAGATAGAACCGTAACCTGTGCTGTTCACAGATATCGTAGTTGCGGCACCACGCAAATCCTTACGATCCCAAACAATGTAACTACCAGCCTTAATAGTGCCATCAGCCTCAATAGTTAAGCGTGTGCTGTTATTCGTCCGCAACAAAATCTTCCCAGAAGCGGCCTCATTATTAATATAGATGTCGTCATTACCCGGATAGCCCATGTAGCCGAGACGTGCCGTTGCATCGTAAAACGAAATGTAGGAACTGGTGCCCGTAGCGTTACTGTCCTGAATCCGGATCTTCTCTTGCCCAGTATCCGAAAGATGCAACGTGTTCGCAGGACTATTCGTCCCAATCCCTACACGTTCATTCGTGTCATCAATGTGCAGAGGCGCACCATCCAACAACGCCAACTCAATAGCCTCAACAGCATCATTTACATTCGCATGTTGAGCAGCATGATCCGGCGAATCCAGATTGTCACTGGACGTAGGATTAGTAAAACTATCCTGAGAACCCGGAAAGTTCGTAGCCATCAGTCAAGCGTGATCGTCAACGAAGTGATCTGAAAAGTGTCACCAGCCGTCAACGCAGCAGACGAAGCCAACGCTCCAGACCACAAATTGTTGCCACCAGTCGAAGCATCCCACAACGACCAATGCGTCACAGTCTCAGTAGTAGACACATTTGTCCACTCCACCGTGCCAGACGAAGCCAACGACCCAGACGAAGCCGCAGAAAACGACACAGCCTTACGAGTCGCCTCCGTAGCCGCATTAGCAGTCGCATCCTCACCAGGATCACCAGTGTGCAGCTTCAAGTAGGCGTTCGAAACGGAGAACGCTGTACCACGGAGCGTGTCCAGCAACTTGTTTTCAGCGTAATTAGAAATGCTCATTATCTACTCCCAGTAGTTGTCACTAAATAATAGCACCCCAGAAACAGCGAAGCCCCCCGCCGAAGCAGGGGGCAACGCCTTAGGGGGAGTCAAATCAGCTGTTTGCGCCGATGCTTGACGATGACTCGATGCGGCGAAGCGAAGCCTCACGGAATCGGCCATAGCCACCGAGCCAGTACCAACCGATTGGCCGGAAACGCTCCAGGGTGTCTGTGATTGGACCACGAACGATCTTCGGAAGAGGACCGTTGCCGTCTGTGATTGAGTGCGCCTTTGCAAGAGCCTGACGGCCCATGACCAGCGTGCCGTACACGTCGATGGTTCCGGCTGAACCTGAACCGTTTGATGCGTTAGCGAACAATGGTGCGCGTGCTGTTTCAATGAAACGGATGCCTTCGAAGGCACCGATCTCACCGTTGTAGATGAATTCGGTGTCAACGTAAATGTGCGGGTCACGCCATGCGGCAGCTCCGGTTTCTGAACGGAGGTCATAGGAAACATCGGGATGGATGTAACCCATGTACATTCCGTTGAACGTCGGAACGTTTGCGCCACGAAGTTGGGCGGTCACCTTACGGAGGTCGTCGGCAGCGATTTCGTCTTCAACTGCAACAGTGGTGCGTGAAGTTGGGTCGCTGGAACCGCCGGTTCCGTAGTTAACGTTTGTGCCTGCTTCGAGAACACCCTTGACAACGCTGTCGATTGACGAACCGGCGTTGTAGCCGATGACGTTCGCTGCAACCGTGTCAACGTCGAGGAACGAGGTTCCACGCAGTTTTGCGGTCGTTGAAACGGCGTTACCGTATTCAGCGAGAGTCACCGACACTTGGCTGTCGCCCATTGCAACAGCGGTAACGTCGGAGGTTTCGGTCAGGGTTGAGGTTGCTTCATCGAGGTCGTTGAAGATGGTGAACGTCACTGCGCTACCAGGCATTGCCTGTTGTACCGGCTGAACGTCTGCTACTGCGTCAAAAAGCAGCTCTGAACGGAGTGCGAAATACGCAAGCCGATCAAATGCCGCCTGATCGACGGATACTGATGACTGTTGGGTAAATGCCATTAGGGATAAATTCCTTCCGGGAAAGGAAGCCCCCTAAAGTTAGAGGACTTCGGATTGTGCTCGGGCTTCGTCCAGCAACTTTTCGACTTCCGCTTGTGACCTTGCTTGCGAAATGCGTGTAACAAAATCGACTTGTGGTTCTGTTTCTGAACCAGCCGCAATATCGTTAGTGCGGTTCCACGTTCCGGCCTCTTGCTTAATGCTTTCGGCCTCGGTGTCTTTCAGAAGTCCTGCCTCGATACCTGCTTCACGGATTGCGTCAGCGGTCAGCTCACCATCGTATGCTTTCACGAAGTATTTGGAGATCGGCAAATCAGGGTCAATACCTGCTTTGACAAACGCCAACTCCCGTGCGGCACTTGAGGCTGCTTCGGCTTGCGCTCTCAGTTCAGCGTTTTCAGCTTCCAGCAGTTTATTCCGATCGCGTAACGGGTTTCTGCCTTCTTGCTCTTCAGAATCGAAGTCGCTGTCCATATGTACACTCCTTTGCCCAATCACCACCCGGAGGCAGATGGCGACGCTGCTATGTCTCCCTTATCGGGGTTCCTGCCCACGGTGGGCATCGGAACAACTATAGCATGTTATTGGAGTCCTGTGAGTTCTGCGCCTTGACCAGCGAAACGACCGCCCTGTTCAAACTGTGCTTGACGGCGACGGACCCGTTGACGTTGGCGTTGTGCCGCCCGTGGGTCTGTGCCAAACACCGCACCAATCTGTTCCTGGCGGGATAGCTCTTGTTCTCCGGCCTGACGTTCTTGTGTGGTCAAACCGAATACTTCGCCTTCAGCCATTAGAGCAGCACCAGCTCTTGCTTGTTGCTGGGTTACTCCTTCTTGTGCTAGACGTTCTGCTTCGTCAGCAGTAAACATGCCTCCACCTTGTACTGCGCCTCCAGCGATTTCTGCGGCTCGTGCTTGGCGTAAAAGCAACGGGGTTGCGCGTTCTGGGTCTAAGAAAAACGCAGCGAGTTCGCCTTCGCCAACGCCGTATAGTTCTTGCATCTGGCTTACGACTTGCGGATCAGCAAAACGGATTGCTTCGTATCCTTGATTGACCCGTTCAGCGAGTTCTCCTGGTGACACATCGTTAACGATGAGGTTGTAGAAATCATCGTTGCTGTCGTAAAAGCCTGATGGAAGACCGGATGCTCGAAGGTATTGACGATAGGTGTTTTCAAGTGCGATGTACTGGCCTTCTGAAAGGACGTTCAGCCCTGCTTTGCGTCGATCTATGTTTGCTTTGAAACGTTCTTCGTATTCTGGGCGTTGACGGATTTGGCCGATCAAAACGTTTTCGTCAATAACATCGTTTTCGACAATGTAATCACTAACAAAATCTTTTAGATCCGACAAACCATAGCTGTCCAAAAGTTCACGAATTACGTCAAATGCTGACTGTTGGGTTTCTGTCATGCTCATGGCTATACCTTCCCAAACAAGTTGGCTAGAGAGTTAGCGACTTGATAGGCACGACGTTGAGCCTGTTCGGTGTATTCGTATCCGAACGAACGGTTCTGACGCACATAGTCATTCCATTCGGTAAACGACATTGGGCGTTGTTCGCCTTTCTCGTCTTGGAATGTCACTGCCTTAATCCAGTCAGGTTGTTTGAAATCAATGGTTCCACCGTCAATTTCGAGTAGAGCGGCTGCGCTTTCCCGATATGGGTCAACGATTTGTTGGAATGTTTCTCCAGCATCAATACGTTCTGAGATTGACGGGAACAAGTTTTTGGCTTGGACTTTGGCGTAATCTTCCCAGCTTGCTGTTGATTCTTTACCGACAGCAACCTTGTTTACCCATTGGTTGAACGTTGCGTCGGACACAGCGATACCGTAATCGTTGGCGGTTTTGCGGAGTTGTTGCCCGATGTAACCCTCTCGGAGTTGGGAAATACCTGTTGTAGAAGTGGTAGCTACGTCACCGATAGCGTTCTGCAAGAAACGGTTAGACCATCCGAATCGCAGACTGTCTTCTGCAAGTTCTGATAGTCGTTCGTCTGATAGTCGGACACCAAATGATGACAGGGCTAGGTCACGAATGGTGACAATCTTCTGATCGATTTGGCTTTGTGCTGACGCAGGGTCACGTTGGCTGTTAATTTCCCATTCCCGTGCAGAGCCGGAGGTTTGCTGGAACCAGTTAGTCTGTTCTAGTTCTGCTTGGAATTTTTCTGGGGTGTAACTCTGGTTGATTGCGTCTTCAAGTAACTGTGCGATTTCTGGGATGTTGCGAACGATGGCGTAGTATTGTGGGTACATTTCTCGTGCTGCTTCACGCCAGTTTTCTGGGATGTTGCTGTCTGCTGGTTCATCAGCAACGTCGCTTATGTCGCCCGATACTGAATCCCGACCGTCACCGCCTGCATCAGTGGACTCGTCATCTTGACCAAGTAACGCTCGGCGTTCGTCAACATCAACAGTAGATTCTTCAAGCCTTTGTCGCTCTAGTTCACGGCGAGCAATTTCTTCTACCGTTAAGTCCTCTTCTGGTTCTTCTGGTTCTTCCGTTCCACGACCAAAACCCGGATCAGAAGGATCACGCGCAAGAGGGTCTTTGGGTGCTTTCTGACCCATCTTGCCTTCTGATGTCAGACCCTCAAATACCCTTCCGACATTTCTCCGGTGTTGTGAAAGAGGGTAATACTTTTGTAGTGCTCTTTCTACGGTTCGACCGTCGAGGTTTTCGTTCAAGATTGCTGCGCGCAAAGCAACTAATTCTTGACGGTCTTCCGTTGACACCATCGGGCCACCGGGTATGAGTTTCACCTCGCCAGAACGGAAATACGGTCTGAACCGAGGGTCAAGGTAACTAGCGATCATTTTAATCGCCTGCTCTGGAGTGAAAGTTTCTCCTTTTTGAACGTCCCTAGCCATTAGACCCTGCTCCTTAGACTCTGACCCAACACATCAAAATAATTCATAAAGTCATTGGCCTTGACTTCATCATTCGCATACTGTTCGATAAACGACTCAGCAGACGTTTGTGGTGAAGCCATATTTTCAATCGTCCCGCCAGACTGTGAGCTGTATTGGCTTTGGAAATTTGCTTGTTCCTGTTGGAACGACTGCACCCAGCGGTCAGCCAGCTCGTCACCGAGATCACGGCCAGTCATCTGACGGGCAACACCCTTGATGATTTTACGCAAATCAGTAGACGACGTAACACGAGTCGGTGCTACACGAACGTTGCCAGTTTTGCTTTCAGGAACTTTCTCCAAAATGTCAGCAAACATCACATCTGCTGTCTTGCCAAAACGGTTCGCTTCTGAATACAACAACTCGAAGGCACGCACGTTTTGTTGCCACGTCCCAGTAGGCACACCACGGGCATCCAGCGCATCCAAGATAAGTTGGCGTGGTTCCGGTGCCATAGCGTTGTAAGCGGCTTGCGGATCACGAGTCAAGTCGTAGTAATACGCTGTATCGTTTCGGGTTTGAATGATGCCGTTTTCGTCCACCAAACCCGGTGTATCTGACAAAGTTCGTTTGCCTGTTTGAGGGTCGTAGACAAGACGTTCAATAGATTTAGGCATATCGTCAATCGGTAACAGGGCTAACAGTTCCTCAAACCCCATGATTGATTGACCGATACTGGTGCTAGTTTGGTTTTCGCTGGTTTCGTTTTCGTCAGCCATAATTACGCATCCAAATCAATTTCGTTAAACAGTTCTCTTGTATACATTCTGCCAAACTCCGGGTGGTTCGTGACGAGCAGTTCACCAACCTGTCGTAACAGCAGACGCAAATCGGCGTTAGCGTCACCCGACAACGGGTTCGCTATCGCTTCTTGACCTCGACGAGCATTAGCAACAGCAATAGCTTTGTTGCGGTAGTCGAAATAAACGGACGCTACTTTAGCGATCTCGTTATCGACACTCACCCCGTATCGAGTTGCCTGTTCTAGTTCTGCAATAATCCGGCCACGTTCTTGAACGTCATACGGCTGGAACGCATACCCTGGCAACGCTTCACGCAAATACAACTTGTAATTACGCAACGCCTCTTTACGGGCATCACTCGGCTTCGGACCCGCAGCGTTAACAGCTTGACGGTACATCGCCCGTCCGACAACTGCTTCTGCTTCACGGTACGCCTCTTGGGGATCTGTGCGGCGTTCACGTTCACCAGTACGCAACTGGCGCAGATAGGTTTCCATGTCGAACTCTGAACCAACATTAGAAAAATATCCGTATACGTTGGGAGCCGCAGTAGCAAAGTCAGAGTTTTCTCGTTCCCAATCACCAAACTCTTTTGATGCGTCAAGTCCACGACTTACAGCAGTCGTGTTGCCGACCATGTACATCATTGTGTTGTCACCGAACGTTTCAATGAACCGCTCTACCGCAGTGTCGTAGTCCTCTTCAGCAAAAAGCCGGTACACCTTTGCCAGCACATTGTTCGGCACGTTGCCATCTTCAATCAGATAGTTGACATCGTTCAAAGTTATTTCGCCTTCAAACCTTGTCGGCACATTCACCACAACATCGGGTCGTGCAGGTCCAACAAACTGTCCAATGGACCGCAACATCAGCAAAGAACGTGCAGTTGCTTTTGCTCGTTGTTCTATTTCTACAACATCGGCAGGGTTGTTCATATCAAATTGCCCTGATGCAATCAACGATTTGTACGCATCAAAGTACATATCGCCAAACATGCGGTCATTTTCTGGGTCTGCGCTAGTCGCTTCAATAAACTTCTTCAACCATGACGGCGTAAGTTGTTCAGCGATACCGCCAGGAGTCGGTTCGACTGTTCCGTATGGCAACAGGAAACTACGAACATCGTCGTATTGTGGTTTGTCTGGCAAGATCGTGTTTGCGGCAATCTGGATGACTGGACCGACCGAAGGCAAAACGTTGAGTGCCATGTTCGCTGATTTGACTGGCGCAGCCAGCGTTGCGGAAACACCGTTTTGTTGTGCCGTTGCACCCAATTTCGCGCCCGCAATACCACCGCCAACAAGACCGAGAGCACCCGAACCAACCATGCCGAGCGGTGTTCTGCCCAACACAGTTTGTGCCGCTAGGCCACCACCAACGCCAAAGATAGCTGCTGACATCCCCGGAACAAACGGATAGTTAAACACCATTTCACCAGACACAGGATCGGTGTAAATAAAACCTTTGCCGTCACCGTCTGGGTCCATGTCCCGTACACCACGGAACGAAACACTCATGTTCTTCAAACGGTTCGGATTCCTCAACACCTGCGAATACCAGGCTTTCATCACTTCAGCCCACGCTGAACCGAACGGTGACACGATACGCATGATGTCACCGAGGTTGGAGCGTTCTGTTGCGTTGTAAAACAGTTTTTTCGTTTCTTCCATCGCAAATGCGCGTGAAGCCAACGACACTTCGTCCGCTGTGAGAGTCGCCCCAACAGGTTGTGTTTCTCCTGCGGCACGGGCCTTCAAGTCATCCCACAACGAATCTTTCGTAATGCGTTCTCTCATCGAGCCACCACCGAGGTAGCGTCGTGCCCATTGGTCAGGGACGTTATCAATAGCTTGTTGACGGGCAGCTTTGGCGGCGTTTAACCGGGAAACGTATTCGATCTCGTCAACTATGTCTGCCCCGATTTGGTATGTTCCGTCTTGCAACGGTTTCAGACCTTGCAACGTTTTGTACGTTTCGTTCAATTCGTCGGCGTAACCCTCACGCACTTTTGCCACAATCTTCTGTGCTTCTGTAGCATCAAGGCGAGACAACAAGTTTTCAACTTGCTTGTAGTAAAACTGACGGAAAGCAGGCGAACGATTCAGGAACGCTTCTTTTTTACCGAACACACTGGTAAAGAAGTGTTGGGTGAGGTTGTTAAAACCTCTCATCATTTGGTTGTGATCGGACAACCGGGCACCTGTGAGGCCAGCACCGTCAGCATGGACACGATACTTAACGTCGGTTGGGAACTCTACACCTTCCGTTACTAGACGGTCAACAAGATCGTCGAACGCTTTTTCGTAGCCCGTTAGTTCTGGTAGTCCAGGAAGTGTGCGACCTCCACCAAGTTCACCAAATTTGAACGCTGTAGAGGTAGAGCCGTCAGCGTTGCGAATAACGCCGCCCTGCTCAAACGAACCAATAATGTCTTTAAGTTGCTGTACGTTGCCGGTTTCAACATCTAGCCGTTGACGTAGGTACAGATCAAGAACTTTCTCAATGTTGACTGAGTTCAGATCACCGTTTTCTCTGACAAAATCGTAAGTAACTCTAACGTCGTCAAAGTCTTTGCCTCTTGCGCCCGCTGGACGTTTGTTTGTCCAACGTGCCTGCAACGCCCGAATAGCACCTTGTCCCTCTTTGGTTGTTCGCATCCATTCAAGGATTTCTTCGTTAGTTCTTCCCCTAGCAATCTCACGAATAATTGGGTCGGTTGCAAGAAGATGTATTTGATCTTTTATTCCTTGCCTGTACAGCTTCGGGCTGGCAAGACGATTTGTTTGCGCCCACGAACCAGTCTGATACGCCTTGTACTGAAGTTCTACTGCGTCCATCGCTTCACGCATCGTGACACCAGTTGCTTCCGAATACTCACGCAACAACTTTGATGCTTCCAGCGACAACGCTTCTTCTGACCATCTGATGCCATCAATCGTTCCAAACCCACGACGGTTACTCATCGCCATAATCCACTCGATTGGGTGGGTAGGTCCGGTGCGAATGCCGGGAGCCATCGCTGAACGAACCATTGATTCTGAAATGTTACGAACCGCATAACCACCAGTCATCAGCGTTCCAGATTTCCAGACACGGTTCTGCAAAAAGTCAAGCATCGTGACAAAAGCGTTAGGATCACCAATGCCTGCATCTTTGCCACGCTTCGTGAACATCCACGCAATTTTTGATGTTTCTCTACGAAGCGCACGAATATCAGGCATGTTTGCGGCACGAGCGGCATCCTCGCCCAGTACACCAGCCGTCAAATCTGGCGCATAAAACATACCTGTTTCTTCAGTCCCGTCAGCAAGTGTTCGTGTGCCCTGAAGTTTTATATCTTCAGCCATGTCAGGCAACACGACATCATCTGCGCCTTTAATATCATCCGCTTTGCCTAATCCCAACAGTGTGCCTTGACCATCTTGCCCTGCAACAGAACCAAACAAATGAACGCCTTGATTTTCTCTATACCTTTGCATCAGCAGTTTGGCGGCTCTTTGCCCCGCTAATGCGTCACCGATTGGTCCTTCGCCTGCTTGTGCCAACGCTTTCCGAGTAGCTCGTTTGCTTTGGCCGATACCATACGCAATCATTTCGTCGATTTCGTCCATGACGCTTTGGAAGTCTTCTGGCTTTTCCAAGTTGACAACACGCGCCAAACGATTCAACAGGTCTTCTCTTGTGCGAGTAACACCGGCCAACGTCTTGTACTCTTCAACTCGAAGGGTACGCATAACGTCCAACACTTTTCGGATGCTGTCATTTCGTCCGAAGTCTTCCGAAAAATCTAAGTAAATGGTTTTGTCGCCTGTTGCTGTTGCGGCAAGGCGTTCTTTTGTGCGGCGTACCGATTTGCCTACACCCCATCTGCCGAGAGTTTCAAAAGCAGTGTCAACAGCACGCATGTTGATGTCGGTGGTAGCTCCCAGACCAGCCAAACCAAGATTTTGTTCCAACAACTGACGCATCTCAGTCATGTCAGTCGTGTTAATAACGCCATCTAAAAACTCGTTAGACACAGACTTGTTGCGGAACGTATCAATCGCGTCCTCCCAAGTATTGACTTTTTCAGCCAGATGTCTTGTAACGTTCACGCCTTCATATGAGTCAAGCCAACCAGGAATCTTGGAAGAAATAATTTGGGCGTTGCCAAAATCAGCAAGGCCAGCTAAAGAACGAGTCTTGACACCTGCGCTACTGGCGGCAAAGTTTTTTAGTACACGAGCACCCTTACCGATTTGGCTTATAAAAGGAATCGACGGAGTAGCAATAGCGGCACCCGCATCAACCAAACCCGACAGAATGTTGTACTCTTTTGTTCCTGGTTGCAGAAACGTTGAAGCGATGCCACGGCCAAACGTCCAGCCACCATCACCTACTGTGCCTCGGTAACGTTTTGCTTGCTCACGTTGGTACTCCAACGCTTCTTCACCAATAAAGAAACCTTCGCCGTAATCTTTGCCAGAAAACATTGAGCCAAGATCAGTTGATGCAAACCAGCCGTCAAAGAACCCTGTTTCTGGTCGTTCATATGTGCCGCCCGGTTTATCACTCGCACCAATAGTTGCACCAACGGCTCGTGCGCCGAGGTTAGTTACAGCCTGCGGAACAAAGTTTGCTGCGGCAAATGTCCATCGAGAACCAAACTTTGTAGCATCCAATACGGTGTCTTGGATACGAGACAAAAAACCGCCTTTCGGTTTTTCTTCCTCATAACTTTGCGGATCATTCAGAACAAGTTTTTCTGTCTCTAAACCCAAAGACTGTGCTTCTTGTAGCGACATCTGGCCGTCAGCAACAGCATGGCCTAACGGTTCAACAAGAGAAGCTTCTGCCTGAGGAAGATACTGAGCTAGTGTGCCGACAGCCTCCGCATACTGAGGAGTAGCTGTTGCACGAAACTGGTCACGCTTCCGATCAATTTCTCGTAACTCACGAAAAATTTGATTCGTTTCAGCGACAGTAAAGTCGTCGGGGTACGGCATCAGAGAGACATTCCGCTGTAACGCTCAACTAACATACGCAAACCGTCATTTGGATACATCCGGTACAGCTCTCGCAACCGCAGCATTGTGTCGTCCTGAGGAATAATGCGTGGCGTAACGCCTGCTTCTAAACTGCCTGGTCCTGCACCAAAATCTGCGCCAGCGGTCAACGGTTCAGTTGGTCGTTCAGATGCTCGACCTAACGGTGCCGCTCCGGGGCGAGGTGCCTGGGCAGCAGCTTCTTGACCTTGCAAGGTTGCAGGTGAAGTCCCCGGCCTCACAGCCTGTTGAGATGCTTCTTGCGCTGACGCTTCACCGTAGGTTTGCCCAGTAAAACGTGCAGTTGACGTAGCCGAGTTACGAAGATCGGAACGATTTGGGTAATCGCCAGTCATTGACATTGGTTAGCCTCCCAGTTGTGCGAGCAACGCTTCAATACCGCCACCCTGTCCGGGCGGTGGAGCCATTGGTGCTTCCGCACCCATACCAGG